GGATGACCAACTAGACGACGGATCGCAGGCCTATCACGAGCAGGTCTCGATGGCCGAAAGGTTTTTTCACGAGAAGGAGGCGAAGATGAGCTTTATCGTTTCAGCAAGCAACAGCGGTGGTGGTAGTGACTTTGCTCCCCCGCCGGCTGGTTCGCATGTGGCCCGGTGCTACCGGATCATCGACCTTGGCACCCAGACTTCTGTCTGGAAAGGCAGCGAGAAGAAGCAGCGCAAGGTTCTCATCAGTTGGGAACTGCCGGATGCGTTGATTCCTGACGGCAAGTTGGCCGGCAAGCCGTTCTCTGTCAGCGAGCGGTTCACTGCAAGCATCGGAGAGAAGAGCAAACTCCGTGCTGTCCTTGAGAGTTGGCGCGGTCGCCAGTTCACCAAGGAGGAAGAGGCGCGGTTCGATATGAAGAACATCATCGGCGCACCTTGCGTGGTGAACATCGTTCACGCCAACAACAACGGCAAGGTCTACGCAAACATCGCGTCGATCATGCCGCTGCTTCCGGGCATGAAGGCCAGTCCGCAGGTGAACGAGAGCATGATCTTTTCTCTCGATAACTTCGATGCTGCCGCCTTCGCATCCCTCTCCAAGGGGCTGCAGGAAGCCATTCAGAAGTCGCCTGAGTACACACGGGCTGTCGCAACAAAGGATCGCGTTGAACTCTCAGACGGTGGCGTTGAAGAGTTGAACGATGACATTCCTTTCTAAGTTTATGGAAGCCATGAAAGACTTGTTCGACTTCAGGACGTCCGACTTGTTCGGCAGCCGTGGTCTGGCCAGATCGTCAGATCCGGACACCAGCCATGTCGCTGCCGCCAAGATCAGTACTGCGCGTCTTGAGGAGATGGTTTACGAGAAGGTCTGCTCTTTTGGCTCTGCAGGCTGCACGGCAGACGATGTCGTGCAACTGATGCCGGATATCAAAAGCAACAGCATCACCCCGCGATTCGCCCCTCTGATCAAGAAGGGTCTGGTCGTTGACAGCGGGAGACGCAAGCGGATCTCTTCGGGCAGTACACAGCGTGTCTTGGTTGCATCTTCATTCGTGAGGGAAGGCCAATGCTCACAAACAAACTGAACCTGCCGCGCTCGATTGTCGCGGCTGTTACCAATGACGGGTACAGCCGTGGCAAGTCTGACATCAGCGTGACTCAGCTGATCTCTCCGCCGTTCCAGCGGAAACTTCGGGAGACTGTCGAGCCGCAGGAAGATGTCGCCGATCGGATCTGGTCTCTGCTTGGGCAGTCCGTACACACGGTGCTTGAGCGAGCCTATCCGGAGGGAACAACCGACGCAGTTGTCGAGACTCGACTGTTCACAACTGTTGAGGGTTGGTCTGTTAGCGGACAGATGGATGTCCTCGAAGCAGGCACACTGATGGACTTCAAGGTCACGTCGGTGTGGTCGCGTAAGGGCAAGCCTGAGTGGGAACAACAGCTGAATCTACTGGCCGCGCTGTGCCGTCGTCAGATGGCGGAGACCGGCGATGTTAGGTTCTCTGTCAACCGCATTCAGATCATTGCCATCTTCCGTGACTGGGTGCAGAGCAAGACGCTCGCAGGAGATGACTACCCTGAGTCTCAGGTTGCCGTCATCCCTGTCCCTCTGTGGACGGAGGAAGAGCAGGACAGGTTCTTGATCGAGCGAGTCCGACTGCATCAGGCTGCGCGTCCTGAGCCTTGCACCGACGAGGAGCGGTGGAAGACGAACGATGTGTGGGCGCTGATGAAGGATGGTCGCAAGTCGGCAGTCAAACTGTTCGGCAGTGAGATGGAGGCCAATGCTGCAGCAGACGCTGCCGGCAGTGGGCACTCAGTAGTACACCGACGCGGCGAGTACAAGCGCTGCGCCAGTTACTGCAACGTCTCTCACGGGTGCCCAGTCTGGCAAAGCGTTCCGTTCTGAGGTGACTGATGCGCTGCCCATCTTGCAACTCGAAGACATTGATCTTCGATACGAGGATCAGTTACAGCGGCAGCGGTCATCCAATGACGATTCGCAAACGCCGCTGCATGAACTGCATGATTAGTTTTCAAACGACGGAGGTCGTAAATGACGATGTCCCGCTCAAAGGCGAAGAAGAAGGCGAGAAAGAAGAACTCAGAGAGTTCTCAAGAGGAAAGCCTGTCGCCAGAAACTCAGGTGTCTCGCGTACTTCTGGTCGCGATGGTTGAGGCGTACAAGATTCTTCACGCCGGACTGCTTGCTGCAGGGGAAATCTCTGAGAAGGCAGAAAAGGCTGGCATCAAACAGGCTAGGTAAGAAAGGGGCGGGGCATGTCTGAGTACACGTTGGACAGAATGGAAGCAGCGATCCGTGCGCTAACGGAGCAGAACAAGAAACTTTCTGAGGCACTTGTTCTTGCGCAGGAGGGCGGATCTCATGTCCAGCAATCAGGCATTGCCTCGCCCCACGACATGGTCAACCATCCGCCTCATTACCAGATGCCGGGTGGAATCGAGACCATCGACTACATCGAAGCAGTACTCGCTCAGGATTACTTTAAGAAGGTTCCGGGGATTGTTGCCCACTGTGTCGGCAACATCCTGAAGTACGCGAGCCGCCCGACGAAAGGCGAGTTCTCTAAGAGCCTTCGCAAGGCAGCGTGGTACTGCAACAGGGCAGCAGACGCATTGGAGAAGACTGG